AACTTGTGCTTGGAAATCAGCAGAAGCTGCTACGAAATCAGCAGAAGCAGCTACGAAATCAGCAGAAGCTGGTACGAAATCAGCAGAAGCAGCTGTTCCAACTTGTGCGGTGCCAACTTGTGCGGTTCCAACCTGTGCGGTTCCAACTTGAGGAGTGTTTTGTGTGTATTGTACAATGAATGATCCAGGTCTGTCTGCAGGTAATAATCCAGTAACATTTGTATCAATGGTAAGCGCTCCGCCACTCTTTGTGAATGTAAGAAGCTGACTATTGAAGTCATTGGTATATTGACCATCGGGCAATGAGCTACCATTCTCGACGAGACCATTTACAGATACAATTGATTTACCAATATCAGAAACAGTTGCAGTTAAATTAGCTGATGCAGTAGCAGTAAGCTCATCATCAAATTGAACATTAGTTCCAATAGTGATCGCTCCATCATTTGCTTTAGTAAATGTAAGACTTTGTCCACTAGAACCGACACCTACAGTATAAGTGTTGGGTTCTAAAGTTCCTGTACCTCCGACAGAACTTACTTGATACTTATCAGCACCACCATTATCAGTAGCATTTGAAAAGTTTTCTAAATTTCCAGCACGAACTACTTTAATAGCATCACCATATTCTAGGAATGATGCTGCTTGGAAAAATGGATCAGCATATAGTACGGAACTATCTGGTGTGCCAAATTTTTGTAGGAGTGCTTTTTCCGATGAAAGGAGACTGATTTCATTAATCGGCCCCCATTTAAAATACCCAGAAAATCCACCAATAGATGTGGATACTGCGGGTATGACGTTTGTTAAGTCGATTTCTTTAACCTCGACTCCAGGTGATACTTGAAAACCCATAATTGTCTTTCAGTTTTTGTTTTAGTTGAATAATAAGATTGTTGAAAAAATAATAAGAAATGTCAATTCACACGAATATATTTATAAATATGTGTTATTTCAGATGTCCATCCATCTTTTCTGTTCTTCAACAACTCTATTTAATGATTCAGAAACGCCATTACTAGAGCTTCCATTATCAATAAATCCAAAAGGTAATAGATCATCTTCGATCTCTCTGATTCTATCTTGATAAAGTAATGATTTTAAATCCATATCCAATATGTTTGCAAAGGCATCGGATGAAATGAACCACGAGAATAGAACTATATTCATAACTAAATCATCGTGATTGCCACCAGATGCCTGATATGAACTCCCCTTTGATTCAAATGTAGATATCTCTGAAATAGTCTCGGAATCAACTATCTCTAATTTACGTTGTTCAATTAAATCTTTCATATTAGAACAACCAATTCGTTTGATTCTCTTCGACATTGTAACACCTATACCGCCGGCTTTGATAGTGGATTGAACAAATGTATTTTCATATTCGTAATCATAATAAACCGCATTACATACAACTTGTCCGACATCATTATTTTCAATGAGAACGATTGCTTCATTATATAACTTTGCGACTCTTACGATGATATCTGGAAAGATCATTGGTGAAATCATATTATCACGAAATACACACACCTGGCTGAATTTTTCTTTCTCTACTTTTATAACACTAAATGTAGAATAATCCTGTCCTCGTCCTTTCGAAACATCCACAGCCATTACATATGTGTGTCCTTCTTCAGGCTTTTCATAATAGGATATATTATTCTTGAACTCTTGAGGTTCTTCAGCAATTAAGCCAAGGATTATATCAGAAGATATAAGAGTATTGGATCGACCATGAAAGTTATTTCCAAACTCTTGTTCGAATTGAATCTCCGATGTATTTGCTATGGTCTGCTTTTTCCATTTCTCATCTCGACCAGGCACATCCCACCAATCAACTCGAAAGGCTTTGAATTCATTTCTATTCTGAACAGCACCCTCGTATATTCGATGGAATACATTTCCCACACCATTAGCGGTTGATGTGATAATAACCTTTGTTTCTTTACCTGCTGAAACAACAGGATATGTTGATGTATAGAACTCTGCCGCATTTTCAACGAAAGCAAACTCATCAAGGAATAGAAGATTTACAGATAGACCACGAATAGAAGAACCCGATGTAGCAGCTGCAATGATCTTTGTATTATTTGCAAATGTGATATTACCTTTATTTAATGCCTTACATCCTGGCTGAAGAAAGAATGGAAGATTCTCAAGGGCAAGTGTAACACGAGATAACATCTCTCTTGCTGTGGCACCTTTATTGGCAAGAATAGCGATAGTCTTTTCTGGATGGAAGATTGCATACCATAAAATATAAATGACTGTGCTTATAGATTTACCAGATTGCCGGCAGGCAAGAACAATAGAGAATCTATTATCATTAAAATGATTAAACATCTTTTCTTGATAATCATAAGGTTTGAATTCAACCAGTCCATCATCAAGTGAAATGACCTTAATATACTTCTCGGCAAAGTAAACTGGTTCCTTCATGCACTTTACATACTCGCCAACTTCCTCTTTTGTGAAGCTATCTTGTACACCGTCGCGTTTAACTAAATTATTCCCGAGGTATCCCTTCTCGCCATTAATCAGCATTATTATTCTTACTCAAAAACTTTTGTAGTTCAGTAGTTGAACCAACAAAGATTGCATTATTTGTAGTGTTACCAGAAGCCGCAGCCTTTTGTTCTTCTGATTGTGTTAATTCTTTTCTTTTCTTTTGTAAAGTTATAAGTTGATCCATCATATCAGTAGTAGTCTTAAACATACCAGAAAGAACTTCGAAGGCTCTAGGATGTTCAGTCTCTTGTGATAAAGCCATCATGGTATCAATTGCTTCCTCAGACTTTGCGATGAGTTCTTTAATCTTATCCCTTGAATAAATATAGTCTTCTTCAGTATCGGCTACAATCTCGTGTTGAGCAACCTCCATCTTTATCTCTTCCAACTTCGCTGGAAGATGTGACTGCAGTGCAGCCATCAATTCTGTTTTATCTTTTTTCATAATGAAGAATTATTGTTAAGAAAATTTATCTTTAATCTGTTGAATATTTTCTGTATACTTCTTATATTTAGAGGGTGCAATATATGTATCTAATTTACTCAATTTAATTCTAGCGTCGGCAAAATATAAGCTTGTGTAATCACTAGGTCTTTTGATAGTCACCTTATCAGATGACTTACTGATTAATTTATGTCTTCCATTTAAACGATTATTAGTTTGTAGAATGAAGTCAGAAGAAATACTTCCATCAGATTCTATCCAAGGATAAGGAGTATCTCTACTATGTATTATCTCAGAGAAACTAAAGGTTGCACGGCTCACATCTGCGGTCCATGCTGATCCATTCCAACCTATCGAATGAGATGCATATCCACCACTTGGATCGTCGTCGCTACCTTCAATAAACTCAAAGCTACCATCATCTGGTACCACATTGGAATAATAAGGTTTACCATTCACTAATCCAGGCTGTCTTATATATGTATTAAATGCTGGATGTGGACCAGGATAAGCCCAGACTGGACTTGGATTACTGTTTGCTTGGAAACTTCCTACTGATATATCTTCAATTTCTATATGTGTTGCGGAGGTATCAAAGGAATTTCTTTTATGTTCTACTAATTCAGATGATCCAGTCATAATGTATGAAGCATTGGAATCGGTTCCAACGATGTTTCCAGGTGATACAGGTGTGCCACCTTCAATATGTTCAATTTTCAGATTGCTGATTGAAACATCAAATGAAGATGCTGCGCTAGATAGAAAAAATATTTGAGCAGGATTACCATCAAAAATATTAAACGTGAAACTGTTTTCACCGGCTACAACATTCAAATCTTCTACTGCACCACTAGCGTTAGCTCTATATCGTACACGAAGATGATTATTAGTTAATGTAGCAGTAGAATCATTTACTGTACAATTAAATGTAATACGATGGCTACCAAATCTCAATGGATCAGTCGCATCATTCGATTTTTTAAGAAATACGGGCTTACCATTAGGCACTCCATCATTTGCTAGATCACTAATAATCTGAAAATTTCTATCATCTGTAACAATTACATCAAAATGAGATTCATCTACCGCATCAATTTGTTTGGCAGTATATAAGTAATCTGGCGCCGGATTTTCTGTAGCGGAAAATAGTGTATCACTTCCATCACTTGCAGTCTGATTCAATATTTCAATGTTGCCTTGATTTATTGCTAATATCTCAGAAGTAACAGTAACACCTGTCGCCGCATTTGTTTGTGTGATTTCTTCTCCTACAATATAATTGCCAGAACCTGTTCCAAGTGTTAATAGTGTTTTTGATGAATCTGCCTCAAAGGATTTTTTGGTTATTTCTATACTATCTCCAATAAAAGTTGTTAATCCAACAAGATTAGAAAAATTAGAAGATGTAGTACCATCAAGTTCTAACCATGGAAAAGGTGTATCATTACTATTTATTATAGTTGTTCGAGTTCCTCCAAATCCTGCGAATGTTAGTAGTGTCCAGTTTGAGCCTTGCCAAGAAATAATACCACCACTACTAGTATCATATCTAGGTCTATCATTAATCAAAGAAGAACTTTTTGTGAATGTAACAGTATCATACACAAAACTTGAAATATTTTCATTAGATGTAGATGTCTCTGAAGGCGCACCCATCGTTGCAATCTGCTCTGTATTGAAACTTACCAAATTCTTGAAAGATGCATTATAAACATTGATTGTCCCTACAAGAGTATCGGTTAATTCTCCTGCCTGAATTGTCATGCTTATACTTGGATCACGATTAAGTAGAGAATTATAGAAGCCTGAATCAATCCCAGTTATGATTTTAGGATTATTAGTCATCGTAACTGTATCTGTGATATTTTCATATGAAACTGTAACAGTGCTTGTAGCAGCAGATGATTTAACATCAATTTCAATTTCTAGTCTGAGAAGATCACCTTGAGTGGCATTAAGACCAAGCCCTCCGATAAATTGATCTGCGGAGCCCTCAATTCTTTGAATAAGTTTTGCTTGAGAGAATCCATTATTATTTTCTGTAAATCTGATAAAAAATGAAAGATCATTATAATTCAACACCTCTTCATCAATCTTTGGATATGAACCTATATCAGATAAAGATAACATGAATGTTCTCTCATCATCAGCTTGATTAGGAGTTGTACCAAAATCAAAATCTACCGAAGCCTTAATAATATCACCAACTCTTGCATTAATGGGTTTCGCTGTTCTAATATTTTTAAACAAACCTGTGCAAAAAATCTTACCATTTGCAGGATCGTTAGTCCATTGATCACCATTATCTACACCCGCATCAAAATTGATTTCTCTACCTTCCCAATCTGGGTGACTAGAAGTAAGATTATCTGGACTCGTTGAATATCCTTCTGCTACACTAAATGATGTGTCTACACCTTCTGCAATTTTAAGAGGTGTAAAAACTTCAACTCTATTATCGGATCTAAAATCAAATGTTGTTACTTTGTGTCCTGTTCCAAAAAAGACATTTGGCTCGAACTGAGTAAAGCCAGTTTGAGCTTCTTTTCCTTCTGGTGTTTGCCAGGGGAAGGCACCATTGAAATTATGTATTGGACTTGGGGGCGAACCTCCAAAGGCGTTTTGTATTTGTCTTACCCATGCATCGCCATTCCATTTAATACTGAAACTAAGACTATCATTGGCTGGCTCTGAACCACTATATATTGGTCGTCCATTATGAAGATCGTCTCCCTTTGTATATCTATTCCTACCATAAAGAAAACTAGTAACTTCTAAAGAGTTATCAATTGATTCAAGTGCATCGACATCTTCAATCAATAGATTAAGTTCATTGTTATTTCTGTATTGTCCAAAGAATGGAGAACCCTTATATAATGAGATAGCAAGAAGTACAGCCTCTCCTTTTAGGAGCATCATTATAGGATTACCTGAATCACCAGAATTTGCTTCAAACCATTGAGATTCTGAAGCGGGACCGTTTGGTGATGAAGCAGTGCTTGCTCTTCCTCCTTTTATACCACCTTTAGAAGCATCGCCCCATTTTAAACTTTCAATGAATCTGATGTTTGCTTTTTCTTCAATATCTGTATTGAATACAAGAGGTCTATCTTTTCCATTCATCCCCGTTTGGTGATAATTAAATATCATATCCTCGGGTGATGAAACATGATCAGTAATCTGAAAATAATTATATGAATCAGTAGGTAGAACCTTCATTATTTCAATATCATCGGGCAATGGTGAATCTAATAATGCTACACCAAAATCACCATATGTAAGTCTACCTCCTTGAGATATATCTTTATGCTGTATAATGTTTCTCGAAATTGTGATATTATTACGTGTTACAAAATATATTGTATAACCTTTCCTTAACGGCGCATGTTCTGCGTAAAGAACATGCCTTGGCGAAATAGCAACACCCGATCTTAAATTTTGAGCTACACTATTCCAAGGGGATATAGCTGTCATACCTTTAATATCTTTCGCCCAACACTCTTCATTTCTGGCAAATTTCAAGTCAGAATTATATGATTCTTGAGTATATATAGATTTGGTTGTATCACTTGGAATGATACCTCTTATTCTTTTTCTTATACTTCTTCCTGTTTCTTGTGCAACAGTTATCTCGGATTTAACATAAGAAGACACATTATGAAAAATCCTTTGAGACAATAAATTATTATCATCTAATGATTCACCAATCAATGTATTTTTGAATTCACTGAAACCATCACGATCCAAAAATTTTATATCTTGTAGATAAGTATCTCGGCCTCTTAAAAAATGATTGCCGTCTTCAGTTATAACATAGTTAAGAATTAATTCAATAAACAAATTAAATCTATCATCATCCATATATTTAATGATGAGTATATTAATAAGAGATTGGTATGGAACAGTGCCAAATTGAAAAGTTGGAGTATGATAACCTTCATTGAAAGAATATCTATTAACTTTTGTTAGGAGTGCCGGCGGTATTAGACCGATCATCCAATCTAGATTCTCTTGAAATTTTGTTTGATAAGGATAATGATAATGTTTTTGACTATATGAATCATCTAAAACATATTTTCTGGTATCTTCATCAAATCTTACATGTCTACCAATCCATTTGTTTGACCGAACAAGTAAGATCGCAATGATTCCAAAGAATTTAAAGCCCGCAGGGTGCACAAGATTGAGGAAATTACTTTTCCAATTATCGACAGGTAGAGAAGTTTCTATAACATAAGAGAAATTCTGCCAAAAGTAACTATCTTGAATTTTGTCTCTACCAGATGGAAAAGATTTGCCATCTCGATATGCTCCGGGTTCTGATGATGACTCAGAAGAAAGATCAGGGTCCCAATTACCCATCGATGGAGCAAAAAGAAGCTCTCTTGGATAACTAACAACCACGGCTTCATCATAGAAAATCTTAAAGAATGTTAGAATACTATCTCGTGAACCTTTAGTTAAATAATAATTTACAATTTTCTTATATAAAGATACTCTATCAAACGCCACAGCGCCTGGTACATTCATAGCAACTTCTTTTTGAATAGAATCCAAATATTGAAGAGAAGTTCTATCAATATCCTGTTCTACAAGAATATTATTAATTTCCTGTGATGGAAGACCATCGGTATTTAAATATGCGTAATAATCTTCAAGAAGATCAACAAAATTTTGTGCGCCGGATCTTAGATGAACAGGTATTAAACTGTTCACAGTATTTGGCTCTGTGGTCGCCGCTCGGGCCTGTGCAATGGGTATCTCCATATTAATCTAGTCTATTATAGGTTATATAATCTGTTGCTCCTGCTGGACCTGAGATGGATACTGTATCTTTATCAGCACGAACTACTGATTTATCTGAATCTATCTGTAATAATGTATTTCTTTTTGCAACAAGATCATTAGAAGAAGGCGAAGCATATAATTTTATGATAGGTCTAGAATCAGAAAATATAGCTGTAAAGTTTATCTCTCCTGTGCTTGGTGTTAGAGTTCCAACATTACTATCAACTTTTACTTCGTTTCTATCTTTATCCAATCTATATGTATATATTCTTCTTTGAGTAGCATTAAAACTCTCATCACCTATTCTAACATTAAAATTATTCTGTCTAAATGCATCACTTGATAACATAGATTCATCTTGATCAACTGATCCATTTATTTGAAAATTGAAATTGAAAGATGAAGATATATTTGAAATATCCGCTAAATTAAGATTCTTATAAACATAAACTCTAGCCAAAGAACTTATGATCGATATATCTGTTCTATCAATGTTTGTTAATAGATTTGAATGGCGAAATACAACATTAAATTTTTCTAATTCTTCTTCATTAAAAGTTCTCAACGTATCTTTTACTCGTGTCTGCAACTCAGAAGAATTGAGAGTAGTCTGATTAGAATTATATTTAAATATAATATCGAAATATATGTAAGTATATTCTGGGTCGACAATAGTGGTAGATGTCGAAGCAACATTTTTAGATTTTAATAAATCATTTAGATTTACCTTTTGTGCAGAAGTAAGTGTCTCAGCATTATGTGGCTTGACAGCAACCATTACCTCACCATATCTGGGTGGAACATTATCTTCTCCACCCCAAACAGAAATAATCTCAGCAGGTTCATAATCCCTATTAATGAGTGCCATGTAATCATCAACTGTCACACCTCTTTCTTGTGCTATGAAAGTAAGTGGTGCATTGAAACGAACAGATTCAATGTTTTCTCTAGGAGCACCGCCAGTAGATTTTGTATTGAGCGTAACAGATTTAGGAGTGATGCCACTAGTTGCCCATTTAAATTGTGTTGCATTATTTGCTGCATCACCTGATGTACTGATATATTCAAGTTCAATTATATTCTGACCAAGAGGTTCGGTACCATACACATTATTACCAAATTCAATTTGATGATTTCCATCTGAGGTTTCGCTTATAAAATATATATTACTATTCGAGTCGATTGAATTAAATGATGTAAACCTTGAATAAACATTATAGTTATCTGAATTATCATTATCAAATATTTTGACCTTTAATGTGGAAATATCTGCGGTATCATCTTTGAGCATATATTGCTGATTATTATTGATAAAATCTCTAACAATAAATCTTTGTGATTTTAGAACACCTTCGAAAAATTTAACATTATCAAAGACATATTCATTATTACTATTTAAAGTCGCTTCATGATCATCTAGAGTTATAAAGTTATATGTAATTCCTTCAATCTTTGATGTAACTTTTGATAACGCAGGAAGTGTATAGGATTCGGCATTTTCATTAGTAGAGCCAGGAATTACAATATCTAAAATACAGCAAGGAGATAAAATACTTTTCGGAATATAGGAAAGTAACTTTGCTCTTGAGACAACATTCTGTCTTAACTGTGCCGAATCTAGAAATGATTCATTGATCGCAGTGTGAGCATGAATAGCATTGTAGTGCGTATTATATGCCAGTATATCCATCAATGTATTAAGACCCGAGCCTTCGAAATCATAATCTTGATATTTCGAATCGGGTAAGGATCGAAAGTGCGCGATCAAATTTTCTTTGATCTTATCAAAATCTAGTTCTGTTACATTAAATTGTGTTGCCATTTATCTTATTCTTTCTAGGTAAAATTCCATTTCTTGTCTTTGTTGTGAGAAAATAACATTGAACTTTATGTTTATTATATATTCATTCCTGTCAGAGTTATCTAAAACTTCAACTTGGACACCGTTTGCTCTACTTTCATGTTCTCTAATAACTCTATATATTTCATCTTTTATAGATTCCTTAGTGAAGGCATCATTATTTTCAAATAAAAGACCCGTAACACCAGTTCCAAGTGTAGGTTGAAATGGTCTTTCCATAAAGTTAGTCATTACTAAATTCTTAACAGATGCTTTCACAGCATCAATATCTCTAAGAGAAGTCAAATCATTTGTATTTGGGTGTAGAGCAAGATTCAGTGGCAAATCAGTATAAGTTGTTTTGCTTGCAGCTCTAGAATTACTGACATTATCTGAAAAGTTATTAGGCATTTATACTATTTATATCTTTTATGTATGAATGATCTTCTAATTAAGGAAGATATTCGGTGCGGTTGTTACTTGATTGCCACCATATGCTTCTGTACAAGTTCCGCCTGTTGTTTGTAGTAGAGTTCCACCAATGTGTTCGATAACATTACCAC